ACCCAGGCACGCCCTTCACAGTACTATGTAGAGCGCTCTAACCCCACCACGGTGTTTTTGTACCCTGCAGCGGATCAAGACTACACTTTTGTGTACTACCGTATTCGTCGCATTGAGGATGCAGGGGATTACACCAACACAGCGGATGTTAACTACCGATTTCTGCCTTGTTTGGCGAGTGGGTTATCTTACATGCTGTCATTAAAGTACGCACCTGAACGTGCTTCAGCATTAAAACAGATCTATGAAGAGGATTTTCAAAGGGCAGCAATAGCGGATCGCGACACAGCAAGTGTTCACTTTGTTCCTGATGTAGGATATTAATGTGGCATATGCAACAGGCAAATACTCTCTCGCCCTCTGTGATTATTGCGGACAACGCTATGACCATAACGTTTTGCGCAAGAACTGGCGTGGATTCATGGTTTGCCCAGAGGACTACGAGCCCAAAGAACCACAGCTCGAGCCTCTTAAATACCGTGGCGATGCGATTGCATTGCGCAATCCTCGCCCAGATCGCATTGAACCGGTTTCAGTATTTGTTGGAGCGCCTGGGTTTTCAGCGTTCCAGAGTTTGGGAAGCGCCAATGGTGGCACAAACATGCAACCCTATCCGATATCTAAAGCGGTGGTGGGGGTTGGTAGTGTTGGATCAGTTACGGTGGTGACCTCATGACATACGACGAACTCGTTACGAATTTACTCAATTACACTGAAGTAGATGATAATGTTTTCTCCCCTGCGGTAATAAACACGTTTATTACTATGGCAGAAAACCGTATTCTGCGGGATATTGACCTAGATGTGTTTAAAGTAGAGGCATCTGCGAACACGACTGCAGGCAATAAGTTCTTGACTGCGCCTAGTGATATCTTAACCCACCGCTACATTATGGTGACCTCTGGCACAAGCCAGGTGTTCCTTGACTTTCGGGACACCTCTTTTATGAAAGAGTACTGGCCCGATGGCGCAGCAACGGGAACACCTAAATACTATTCAGTCTGGAATCAAAATACCTTTTACTTAGCGCCCACTCCTAGCGAGGCTTTTGTCGTGGAGCTCGGGTATATATACCGCCCCCCACAGCTTTCTGCTTCTAATCCTACCACTTGGATCAGCATAAATGCTCCTGAAGCACTGTTATATGCTTGCTTAATTCAAGCATACAGCTACACTAAGGGGCCATTAGAGATGCTTCAGTACTTTGAAAATAGCTACAAACAAGCTGTTCAAGGTCTGGGGATTGAGCAACAAGGTCGCCGTCGTCGGGATGAATACCGAGACGGCATGATTCGTTTACCAATTAAATCAGAGAGCCCCGGGCCATGAACATAGGTCAAGCACCCGTATTAGTAAATAAGGTCATGGTTGCCACAACGGATTATCGAGGTAACACGCCCGAAGAGTTGTGTGAACGGATGGTGGACAAGATCATTAGTGTAGGCAATAACAGTCATCCATTGATTAGAGAACAGGCGCTTGCATTTAAAAATTCGGTCAAGCAAGTTGCATTAATTTATTTAAAGGAAGCCGTTACTCAGCATAATGCCACTATTGCGCACAGGTTGAAAGAGGCAGGGTATTCTAATTTAGTACACCTTTTAGGAGAATAATATGGCATTTACAGGAAATTTCATGAGCACAAGTTTCAAGACACAGATCTTGGAAGGGGTGCACGATTTTCGTTCAGCTGGTGGGGACACTTTTAAGCTTGCATTGTATGATAACAGCGCCTCGTTTACTGCTGCAACCACTGCCTACACCGCAACCAATGAAGTAGGCAACTCAGGTTCCTATGCAGCAGGTGGTGGCACACTTACAAATGTATCACCTACCGCTAGTGGCACAACTGCGTTTACTGATTTTGCAGACCTGTCGTTTACTAGTGCCACGATCACCGCTTTTGGTGCCTTGATTTACAACACCACCCCTAATCATACCTATACCAGCCCCACGGTTTGTGTGCTTGATTTTGGTGGCGCTAAAACCTCCACAAGTGGCACGTTTACCATTATTTTCCCAACTGCGGATGCAACTGACGCCATTATTCGAATCGCCTAATAGGACGGTAATGTGGCTGATGTACGAATCGCACTCGGAGGTTTCGGGTCTCAGGGCTGGGGAGTTGCAGCTTGGGGGGAAGGTAGCACATCTGTCTCGGCAACGGGAGAGGTGGGTTCTGTTGCGGTTGCAGCGGATGGAAATGTTCTTGCGGTAGGAGTTCAAGGAAATGGTCAAGTTGGCTCGGTTTTTGTTCAGGTTGATGCATTTGTTCCTGTAGTAGGAGTAGAGTCGACAGGCGCTGTAGGTAGCGTCCAAGTAAGCGCCTCCTCCCTTGTTTCAGTTGCAGGGGTTACAGGAACAGGACAAGTAGGATCGGTGTTCGTTGCTGCCAATGCTGACGTATTTCTTGTTGGGGTACAAGCGCAAGGGCAAATAGGTTTTGTTAAAGTCGTACAAGACTCTCCTGTTACATTGGTGGGTGTACAGGGAACAACTGCGGTAGGGGACGTTTTTGTAACACCATCAATAGATGTTGCAGTCATAGGCGTGGTAGCAACTGGTTCGGTAGGGTCGGTACAGAACACAGGTAATGCAGATGTACTACTTATAGGGGTACAAGCGCTAGGTCAAATAGGGCCTGCCATAGTTTGGGGGATAATTGATGACAATCAGATCGCAAACTGGCAAAATGTGGATGACGGGCAGAGTAGTAGTTGGGCAACAATTAACGACTCACAGACAACTGTCTGGAGTAAGATAGCAGCGTAGAGGAATAACATTATGACAATTAATTACACTACCTTACTGGGTCTTGCCCAGCCCGTTACTGGAACAGAAGCTAACACTTGGGGCACTGTTGTTAATGACAGTGTCACGGCTCTTGTTGAAGACGCTATTGCAGGGTCTGCTACTGAGGTAGTGACTGCAGGGGACTGGACATTGACGACTACGGGATCGGGAGCCGAGAACCAAGCGCGGTCCGCGATTCTAATCCCAACAGGCACCCCTGGCGTATCCCGCAACATCATCGCCCCCTCTTCAAGCAAAGCATACATCGTAGACAACCAGTCCGATGGGGCGGTTGTTCTAAAAGGTGTGGCGACCACTGGCGCCACTATTGCAACGGGCACGACTGCTTTAGTTGCATGGAACGGCACGGATTTTGTGCTTGTGTCTCAAGCTCTGGCTAATGTTACCGGTGTTTTGCCCGTGGCTAAAGGTGGCACGGGGATTACTTCGTTTGGCACGGGCGTTGCAACAGCATTGGGGCAGAACGTTACGGGTTCGGGGGGCATGGCGTTAAGCACTTCCCCAACCTTGACGACACCTAATTTAGGCACGCCGTCGGTGGCCACCCTGACCAACGCCACGGGTTTACCTATTGTTGCGGGTACAACAGGTACGTTGGCGGTGAATAGAGGTGGCACAGGCGTTACAACTTCCACCGGTACGGGTTCATCTGTTTTATCCACCAGCCCAACTCTTGTTACACCATTATTGGGAACACCTACAAGCGGAAACGCAACAAATCTTGTGGGCTTGCCACTTACTACTGGCGTTACAGGTACTTTGCCTGTCGCTAACGGAGGCACAGGGGCTTCCAATGCAACCGATGCCCGCACTAACTTAGGTCTAGGCACGATTTCAACCCAGAACGCTAACGCTGTTGCCGTCACCGGCGGAACAATTACAGGTATCACGGACTTAGCAGTTGCTGATGGTGGTACAGGCGCGTCAACCCTCACAGGTTACGTTAAAGGCTCTGGTACTGTGGCACTCAGCGCATCAACTACGATACCCAGCACAGACATTACAGGCCTAGGCACTATTGCCACTCAGAACGCTAACGCTGTTGCCGTCACCGGCGGTTCAGTAAACGGCACAACAGTGGGCGCAACAACAGCAAGCACGGGTTCGTTTACTACTGTGACGGCAACGGGGACAATCGCTGCTGCGCCTACAACCGTCACAGCCATTATTTCAGTCGATACCCAAAACGGAGGCGTAAGCGCTGGCAACTACTCCGAGTTCCAGCTCAAAGATAACAATACGCTACGCGCATATTTTCGGAATGTACGCGATGGTAGCGGCAATACTGTATTGGCATATAACGGTACTCTGACCATTTCCGGTAATATTGGTACAGACACTAGAGGCGTGTTTTCCCCCACAGGCCTAGCAGTAACAGGTGCAGTAACCTCCACAACCGACGCAACCCTATCAGGCGTGCGGGTTGGCAAAGGTGCTGGAGCAATAGCGTCTAACACCGCAG